AAGAATATTAATATAAAAAAAATCAAATGCAGTTTAAGACAGAAGAAATAATAAGCGGTTTACAAGGAACTAAAATAGTAAACGATGCTACGGAATTAACTCAAAACTTTGATACTATTGTAACTTTAGAGGATACTGTTTTTACTTCTATTAAGATAGGAGGAGTAGATGTAAAAGGGGAGTATGTAACAACGCCAGCTAACGCAGTTAAGGCGGGGGCAATTATTCGACCTACACAGAATCAAGTATTTTCAGGAGTTCAATTAACAAGCGGAAGCATAGCAATAGTTTTATAAATGTACACTTATACAAATATGTATTTAATAAATAGTTATAGATTCAAAGGTGCTGCTCCTGTTAACCCTGATTTTACAATATTAGTCAAAACTGACAACGCTGGTACTTCGGCTAGCAACCAATTTACTATTTCAGTTCTTGCAACTTCACCTAATAACTACGATGTAGACTGGGGAGACGGAAACACAGACTTAGGAGTTACTACTGATATAACGCATACTTATGCAAGTGCTGGAACATATACAATAAAAATTAGTAACGAATGCTATATTTTGTTCAACAATGGAGGAGACAAGTTAAAATTATTAGAAATTCAAAATTGGGGCAATTTTGGTGGGGCTGGCTGGCCCGGTTTAACCAATCGTTTTTGGGGCTGTTCAAATATGGATATAACAGCCACAGATAGTTTTATTTCTACTTCTGGTGTTCAAACAAATCAAGCTTTTTATAATTGTACAAATTTAATAGGAAATAGCTCGATGAATACATGGGATGTATCTGTAATGTCAGAACATTTTCGCACGTTTAGAGAATGTACAAATTTCAATCAAGATATTTCAAACTGGGATGTATCAAACGCAACAACTTTATCACAAATGCTCAACCGATGTACAAATTTTAATCAAGACATTTCAAGTTGGGATGTCTCAAATGTTACTTCGTTTCAAGGAATGTTTTCTTTTGCAAGTTCATTTGACCAAAATTTAGGTTCATGGAATTTAAGAACTGCGGGAATAAATTTACAAGCAATATTTAATAACTCGGGAATGAGTGCTGCTAATTATACAGATACAATAGTAAGCTGGGCGAATTATGTTTTTGTTAATGGGGGTCCTTTGAATACAAATATGTCAACTCAGGGTTCAATGACATTTGACACTTCAAGAAGTGGAGGAGCTAACTTTGCTAATGCTGGAGCAGCAAGAACTTATTTAACAACAGCTACTCCTACAGGGGCTGGTTGGACTATTTCAGGAGATACAGTAATATAAAAAAGATATGTTAAAACAAATAGTTGATAGAGATACTTGGTTTATAGCGCATAATGAAGACTTAAGCGTTATACACTATGGCTTTTGCCCTAAAGGAACTGCTTTAGATTCAGGACAACCGATAATAGAAGAGTTTGACAACGAAGCCGACTGGTTAATAAGGTTAGCCGAATTAGGAATAACACCTATACAAGAATGAAAACAAGTACAGCAATAGGATATTTTTTAACTAGTATAATAGTGTTTTTAACGCCAGTAGCTCCTTTAATGGTAGTTATAGCTTTAGCTATATTAATAGATACTTTTTTAGGGCTATATAAGGCTTTTAAAACGAAAACTAAGATAACTAGCCATAAGCTTAGTAGAGTAGCTTTTAAGGTCCTCTTTTATGAGCTTTTAATAGTTATCCTGTATCCTATTGATGTGTATATAATGGGCGGTTCTATTTACGGAATAGACCACTTATTAACTAAGGCTGGCGTAGTTTTACTTGTTTTTATAGAAGCTTTAAGCGTTGACGAAAATATAAGAGCAATTAACAAGAATAGAGGCTTTGAGTTCTATTTTAATAAATTGCTATCCGTTATAAAAAAAGGAAAGTCTACCTTTACGGACATTAAAAAGAAACTATGAGAATTATTCTTGATGCTGGACATGGCGGACTTTTAGACGGAGTCTATCAAACAGCTGGCAAGCGTTCTTTAACAGAAATAGACGGAAGCTGGTATTTTGAGGGAGTAGGCAATAGGAGGATAGTTAACGAAATAGCGGCCTGTTTAAGAATTAATGAATACGAAGTAAAATTCACAGTTGACCCTACAGACCCTACAGACATATCTTTAAAAGATAGAGTTCAAAGAATTAACCAACTAGCTAAAGAGAAAGAAAGTATTTTAATTAGCGTACACTCAAACGGACATAGTAACACCTCAGCAAACGGGCATGAAGTATTTACTTGTAATGGTTCAAGTAAGAACAGCGAACTATTAGCGAATATATGGCTAGAAGAGTATTTTAAGCTAGTTAAGGGCCAACGTAATAGAGGACATAAAAAAGCGAATTTCTACATTATAAAACGTAGCTCGTGCCCAGCAATACTAATAGAAACAGCGTTCCATACTAACCCTGAGGAAGTAAGACTTCTGAGACACTGGGAGTATAGAATAAACGTAGCCCTAGCAGTATTAAATACAATTAGAAACTATGAAACTAGAAAGACTAGGTAAAAATATTCACAAGCTATATTTAGACAAAGAAAATAATAAAGTAGCTTTACTCTCAGACTTACACTGGGATAACCCAAAATGTGATAGAGAGTTATTAAAAAAGAATTTAGACTATTGCTTAGAAAATAACATTCCTGTTCATATTAACGGAGATATGTTCTGCCTTATGCAAGGAAAAGGAGACAGAAGAGGAAATAAAAGCGACATAAGACCTGAACATAACAACTCACGTTATTTAGATAGCATAGTAGAAACTGCTGTAGAATGGTTTAAGCCTTACAAAGATATTTTAACTGTTATAGGATACGGAAACCACGAGACAGCTATTATTAAGTACCAAGAAACAGACGTTCTCCAGCGTTTTGTTGACTTGTTTAATCTTACCTATAAAGCTAATGTTTATACTGGCGGTTATGGTGGCTGGATGATTTATCAATATGAATTAGGATGTAACACTAAAAAAATATTTAAACACAAATATTTTCATGGTAGCGGAGGCGGAGGCCCCATCACGCGCGGAGCTATTAATCTAAGCCGCGCAGTTGCTATGTACTCAGACTTTGACTTATTCTCTATGGGGCATATTCACGAAAATAGTTCCAGGACTGACAGCATAGAGAACTTAAAAATAATTAACGGAATTTACGAAGTACAACTTAAAGAAATTCACTTAGCAATAACTGGAACTTATAAAGAAGAGTACAATTCGGGGTTAGGTGGCTGGCACGTTGAAAGGGGAGCACCTCCTAAAACACTAGGGGGACGAATAGTTGAGTTTAATTGTAAAAGAAAGAAAATAGACGATGCTTTTAGGACTATAAGCTCAATAGATAGTTATAAATTTCCGATATGAAATACTTATTAATTTTTCTCGTTTTAGTAGGCTGTTCAATGGAGCATCACTTAGGCAAAGCTATCAAAAAGGGGTACAAGCCTAAAAAAGAAGAGATAACAAAAGAAACTATTAAACTAGTAGAAGTCAGAGACACTATTACAGACGAAGTACTAAGAGTAGATACAATACGAGAAATAGAAACTACTACTAAATATGAGAAAGTTTACCTCAGTAGACAAGAGCGTAAAATGTACAGAGATAGTTTAGCTCATGTAGTAAAACAGCACAAATTAGAAATAAGCCGTTTTAAAGACTCATTAGCGCACGAAAAAAGTTTAGTTAAGGTAGAAGTCCAAAAAGATGTAAAAGTCGCTAAAATCGAAAATAAACGCACTTCTTGGTTATTTTGGTTAATATTCGGCTTAGTTATTGGAATTTGTCGAAAATATATTTTTGCCATATTAAAGAATTTAGTTAAGTTTGTTTAACTTTTTTCATAGTTAAATTTTTTTAGGTTAATTAAGCCTCTGATATTCAGGGGCTTTTTTAGTTATTAACAATAAAAGTTTAATAAAAGTATAAAAAAAGTTTGTTTATTTGTTTAAGGTTATATATATTTGTAAACATATTAACTAATTAAAATTTAAAAACATGAAAGAGACAAGAGAATTTTCACTAAGTAAAGAGTTAACAGTTTACTACACTTACGAGTTTAACAAGGCAGAACCTGAAGTAGGCTATTTAGAAGACTGGATAGACATAGAGATTGAAAGCGTGCAAATATTTAATGATACGTTTTTCGGCTTAGATATTACAGGCTCAATAGACAGCTTAGAATTAGAAGGAATTAAAACTAATATATTAGATAGCTTATGTACATTATAAAAGAATATGGAGCAGAGCCTAGATATTTCTCTACTATGACACAAGTAGCAGAGTTTGTAGGCTGTTCTGTTTCCTCGCTTAAGTATCACTTTAGCGTAAAGAAAAAAAAGAAAGAAGTAATTAACATGATACTAATTGAAAGACAATGAAAAAAATATTTGTATACACAAACATAGTAATGGCAGTAGCGCTTTTAATCACTACATCAATAATGGCTTGCTATTATAACGAAAAGAATAAGCAAGTTATTCAAGAACAAAACAAGGAAATACTTAAACTAAAAAAACAACTAGGATGGAAAGAGAAATAATAGACTATTTAAAAGCTATCCCTGTAAGTTTAGAAGATTTAAGAAGTAAGTCACGAAAACGAGAAATAGTTTACTATAGATATGTAGCAATGTATTTACTAAGAGAGAAAGGTTACATAATAGCAACTATAGGACGTTTTTTAAATAGGCATCATTCAGACGTTATTCACGCTTGCAAACAAGTTGACGACGCTATAGCTGGATACAATAGACAACTGCTTAGAGTTTACGAGTTAGCTAAGGAAGTGCATGTAGATAGGAGAATACTTTGTAAGCCTGTTTCGTTTCAATTAAAAAAATTAAGAGTAAGGCAATGAGAAAGTATTTAAGAGTAAACGAAGCAATAACTACAAAGCAAGGACATGGTAACGTAGTAGCTCACTATTATAGCGACTGGAAGACTCACATAGGTTACATAGTCCAGTTAATGAGCGGAGAACAAATTAAAGTCTTATTTGAGGACATTGAAAGTTCTGCTAAAGAAAGTTACTTACCTGCTCGTATAGCTTATTTAAGAGAGAAATACGAGAACTTGAAAAAGGAAAGTAAAAAAGAATACGAATACATATTTAACTTAATTATTAACGACTTAAAAGAGCTATGAAAAGACAAACTTTAACAGCCTATTTAAAAGAGATAAGCAAAGATACTGCTAGAGTTAAGCTTCCTGAGTTAGACGTTATAGACGTAGGACACTGGGCTAGGCAAGTATTAAAAGGTTATTTTCGTTTATCCGATATAAACAAACAAGAAATAAAAAGAAGCGCAGAAGCTTACAGAAAGTGGAAAGATAAAAATAATTAGTATATTTGTAAAAGTTGCGCTCTCACAATAAGCAACAAAGAGATTTAATTGACCTCTGTAATGAATTGAGAAGTGAGAGCCTCAAGGATTTACGGAGGTTTTTTTTTACACTAAAAACTAAAATATGTTAGAAATTAAAGAGGAGTTTAAAAAACTTATACCAGCGTTAACAGCTGAAGAGTTTAAGCAATTAGAAAATAATTGTTTAGCTGAGGGAATAAGAGAAAAAATAATTACTTGGAACGGAGTAATAATAGACGGACATAACCGCTACGAGATAGCGCAAAAGTGGAATTTAGACTATGAAACAGAAAGCAAGCAATTTAAAAACGAGGAAGCAGTAAAGGAGTGGATGATTTTAAACCAGTTTGGAAGGCGTAATTTAAGCAACTATCAAAGAAGCGTTTTAGCCTTACAACTTGAGGAAGTTTTTAAGGACAAAGCGAAAGAAAGAATGTTTAATGGAAAGCCTGTTCCGAAATCAGAACAGGGTCGAACAATTGAAAAAATATCAGATGTTGCTAATGTTGGAAAAGACACTATAGCTAAAGTTAAAAAGATACAAGAGAAAGCTCCTGAAGAAATAAAAGAGAAACTACAAACAGGAGAAGTAAGTATTAATCAGGCATATAAAGAAATAAAGAAAGAAGAGAAGCTAAGAGAAAAGGAATTAAAAATAGCTGAAATAAAACAAAATGCTAATAATTTTAAAAATGAGGATATAAAAATACATAACTTAGATTTTAGGGAATTAAATATTAAAAACGGAGAAATAGATTTAATTCTTACAGACCCTCCTTATCCAGCAGATTTTTTGCCTTTATGGAAAGATTTATTTGTATTGGCTAAAAGAGTGTTAAAGCCAAATGGATTTCTTGTAGCTTATTCAGGTCAAATGTATTTGGATAAAATTTTTCAATATGCAAATGAAGTTAATTTAGATTATTACTGGATGATAAATATTGAATTTACAAAAAAGCCTTTAGTTCATGGAAGAAAAGTTTTGAATGAATGGAAACCTATTTTAATATTTCAAAATGGATTGAAGCAACACGATAGAGTTTTTAGTGATAAAATTTCTATGAAATATGACGAAAGGGAATTACATGATTTAAACTGGGGGCAAACTGTACAGCCATTTGAATTTTTACTAGATAGATTTAGTAATGAAATGGATTTAGTTTTTGAGCCATTTGCTGGAACTGGTACAACTTTAATAGCTTGTAAAAATAAAAAAAGAAAATGCATAGCGACTGAAATAGAGTCTAAATACATTGATTTAATAAAAGGTAGATTATGATAAATACATGGCATAATAATAGAATATCAGAAAAACTAAATATAGAATATCCTAAAGATTTTTCTATTTGCGACATTGACGGACTAGTAAAATGTTTCTATACTGAAAATAATAAAATTAAAATAAGATTTATTGTATATGAATCAAAAAACAAAGATGAAAAGCCTATGGGCAAAGCTCAGTTAACTAGTTTAAAAATATTAAACGATAGTATAGACTGGAGTAGGTTCGATGAATTTTCAGGAGTGTATGTTCTAAAAATAATAGATATAGATAATAGGATAATTTGGTATTCTTTAGACGGAGAAATAAAAAGAGAAACTACTTTTTTAGAATTATATAATATATTTAGTGGCAAAATAAAATTAAACTATGGCAAAGAATAAAAAAAGTTTTGTATTGTATGCAGACCAAAAAGATTTGTTTACTTACTTATCTAATGAAACAGCTGGTAAGTTAATTAAACATATATTTTCTTACGTTAACGACGAGAATCCAGTTACTGAAGACCAGCTAGTAGAACTTGCTTTTATTAGTATTAAACGACAATTAAAGCGAGACCTAGATAAATGGGAGACACAACTAGAGCAACGAAGAGAAGCTGGGCGCAAGAGCGCAGAGAAGCGTCAACGAAATTCAACGAGCGTTAACGAGCGTACACGAAATTCAACTGATAATGTAAATGTAAATGTTAATGTAATAAATAATATATATAGGAGCTTCGCTCATTTATCTATTACAAACGACGAAATAGAGAAACTAAAAGAAAATTACACTGAAGCACAAATAGACAGCGTACTAGACGAAATAGAAAACTACAAAGGAAATAAGAATTATAAAAGTTTATATTTGACTTCTCTTAATTGGCTTAAACGTAAATATGGAGAGAAAGGCAAAAAAGAGGATATGACCACTAGACTAAGAGACGAAGCTAAAAAATACAACTATGATATTAAATAACGGACACTCAACTAAATTCTTAAAAGACTATAGAGACGGAAATATACCTTTCGGACTTAAACTAGGTTGTAAACTAGACGAGCACTTAGTTTATAAACATAACCAACTTAATATCTTTTTAGGACATGACAACGTAGGTAAGAGTTACTTTCAACTTTGGTACTTTCTAGCACTAGCAACTAATCATGGTTTAAAATTTTGTTTGTTTATGGATGAAAACAGCTCAGGTAAAGTAATGCGAGACTTAATACAGATGTACACAGCTAAAAAGTTTATGGAGTTAACACACAAAGAAATTAGAAGAGCTGAAGTTAAACTAGAAAACTATTTCACGTTTATTGATAATACTAGGAGATACGAAATAAAAGAGGTAACAGACTTATTCTTAAAAAGCGGTGCTGACTGTTTACTTATAGACCCTTTTAATGCTTTAAAGACTCAGTTAACTTATTCTAGTAACTACGAAGTTTTAAACGAACTAAAGTTAATAACTAAACAAAGTAACTATTCTATATTTATTAATGCGCATCCAGTTAGTGCTACAGGCAGACTATCTGCTACTTATCCAAAAGAGCACGAATGGAACGGACAAGTAAGAATACCTTTAAAAAGTGATATAGAGGGAGGTAAGGCTTTCGCAAATAAAGCAGATGACTTTATAGTTATTCACAGACTAATTTCTCACGAGCAGCTTTGGATGTACACAATGTTAGAAGTAGTAAAAATAAAAGATACTGATACAGGAGGAAAGCCGACGTTTTACGAGAAGCCTTTATTTTTGAATTATAACTTTGGCAAAGGATTTTTAATTGACGGAGTAGACGTAATAAAAAGAAGCGAATATTTTAAAATTGTTGAACCTTTAGAAATTGACTAACTATGGATTATTTACTAGATTACATACTTGCTAAGAGGTCAATAAGACTAGCAATTAAGGAAATAAAAGACGAAACATTAAAACAGGACTTAGTAACTACTGCTCAATTCTTAATTGAATTAGACTTAAATATGAATCATATTACAGGACGTACTTCAGACTTAACACTAGCTATCCTACAAAAGGATGCAGAAATAGAAAAGCTTAAACAACAAGTAAAGGAACTAAAGGAGTTATTATGAGACCTAAAAAATGTAAGATTTGCAAAGAACAATTTACACCAGTTAGAAACTTACAGCTAGTTTGTTCTCCTAAATGTGGCTATAAATACGTTGAATTGCAGAAGCGCAAAGAATGGCAAAAGAGAAAGAAAGAACTAAAAGAGAAACTACTAACAAGAACAGACTATCTAAACTTGTTACAACGTGCTTTTAATGCTTACATAAGAAGAAGAGACCAAGATAGAAGGTGTATTTCTTGCGGAACGTATAACGGTAAAATGAACGCTGGACACTATATGAGCGTAGGCAGTACTCCTGAGCTTCGTTTTAATGAAGATAACGTACACAAACAATGCGAACGCTGTAACTCTTATTTCAGCGGAAACTTAGTTAACTACAGAAGAGAATTAATAAATAGGATAGGAGTTGAAAGAGTAGAATTTTTAGAGCGTAAAGACCACGAGCCACTAAAATTAACTATTGACGAAATAAAAGAATTAATAAAAAAATATAAAAAAATGTAATTCGTATTGAATTATTATATATATTTGAAACATAAAACAATTAAACTATGAAAAATTTATTTAAAGCAATAGCGGACTTCCAGCAAGAAGTACCTACTATTCACAAAGGAACTAAAGGCTATGGCTATTCTTATGCTGATTTGCCTACTATCTTTGAAAAGATTAACCCACTATTAAAAAAGCATGGACTTGGCTTTATGCAGAACCTACAAAGTAAGGAAGGAATAACTTATTTAGAAACTGCTATCTTTCATGTAGAAAGCGGAGAGCAGTCAATAAGTAACGTAGCTATTCCAGAAGTAGCCCTTAAGGGAATGAATGACTACCAGTCTTTTGGTAGCGGAGTTACCTACTACAGACGTTATGCTTTGAGCAGTGCTTTAGGACTTGTTACTGACATAGATAATGACGCTTCAGGAGAGCAAGTTAAAAAAGTAACTAAGAAAACTACTTTAACAGCTACTCAGTTTAATAAAGCAGTTCAAGCTATTGCTGAGGGAACTTACACAAAAGAGGAACTTATAGAGAAGTTCGAATTAACTAGTAATCAACTTAAAACTATACAACAATGAAACAGTATCTTTGCCATGCTTCAGCGGTTGGTAAAATAATGACTAACGCAAGAAGTAAAACAGAACTATTAAGCAAAACAGCTAAAACTTCAGTAGAAGAGCAACTTTTATTTAATGAGTTTGGAATTAAAAAAGACATTTCTAATAGATACACTGAAAGAGGTACTAACCAGGAAGAAGATAGCATTTTATTTTTCTCAAAAGTTAGTGGACATTTTGGAGTATTTAAAAATGAAAAAAAATATAAAAATGAACACTTTATCGGAACTCCTGATATAGTTACTGATGACTGTATTATAGACATTAAAACTAGCTGGGATGCTACGACGTTTCCTTTTTTTGAGAGCGAACTGCCTACTAAGGACTATATGTACCAAGTACTTGCATATATGGACTTAACTGGTCTTAAAAAAGGTTATGTTGCTTACTGTTTAATTAACCATACAGAAGACGCTATTCAAGACGAAATAAGGAGGGAAACATGGAAACTAAAAGCTATTGACCCTACAGACGAACAAGCACTAGAAATAGAGCAGAAAGTTAGAGACAAAATGCAATACGATAGAATACCTGAGAACTTACGAGTTAAGATATTCGAAGTAGAATACAACGAAAACACTATTAACGAAATGAAGCAAAGAGTTGATGAGTGTAGAGAATATTATAATATGCTTCAAGAAAGTTTAGTTAAAGTAACAATATAAAATA